CGCAGGGCCGACGCGATTTTAGGCCGAAGGGGCTACAGCCCTCACTGTTTTGTGTTAGAGTCGATAGCCGCCACGCATCGGGCGAGTACGCGAATTTCTGCGATTACTGCCACTGGTACGCTTGAACAATTTACGACTTCGACTGCGTTTCATACGTTTCCGCCTCATTGGGATTCCCTCATTAATTTAAACAATTCTTCAGTTTCAGACATATTAAGTCCAGTAGTCGCACCCTTACGCTGCAAATGCTCAATCTTTCGATTTCGCCAATTAGGGTAAATACCTGGCGTACCACTCTTGGTAGGAACCTTTCTGAACGTAGGTTTCTTCATCATAGACCAGGCATGTTTGCCCCAAGATTTAATACCGGTCGCCACCTTTTTTCCAGTATTAGCCAGACCAGAGAGAATGGCCGAAGCCTCATCGGCAACGCCGGTTTGAGAATTAAGACGCGACGCGTCCACCATGTCCTGCATTATTTTTGGCAAGCCCTTATAGAACTCCAACATGTTATTGTCCAGAGTCGCAGAGACATTAGCTCTGGCAGTATTAGCAGCTTGCAAAGCAGAGGAAGCACCACGAGAGATACCCGCAGAGAGATCCGGGAGAGATGGTGCAGAGCCGGTCGGTGTCGAAGCACCTTTACCACCGGCAGAGAGAATAGGATTAAGCCCAGCCGCACGCAAGTCGGCTACTTCGCGTTGGTGGGCAGTATTAGACATCCGCTCTTGAAATTTACGATTAAAAGTAGCTTCATCAGATGCCTGTTTCGCAGTAAGAGCAGAAGCGCCAAGACCCCCCAAGGGGGAGCCAACGGCAGCATTAACAGTTCCAAGAACATCTTTAAAAAATCCCATGTTTGTGATCCTTTTAACAAACAAACGTTAAACGACTAGAAATGATCGACCAGGCCAGGCACGCTGTATACAGGCATCGGCCTGGTAGCAGAAATGTCGAAGAACGAATCGAATGTAAACGTTGGTTCATCAACAACAGCGACGACACGCTCGATCGGCATATTTTCTTCAATGAAATCTTTACCGAGCACAGGAAGCTCTTGGAAATCTTGGCTTAGATGCCAAACGTCCAAAGACGTAGGATCAACAGAACGCATCTTGCCAGTAATCATCGAGGGGAAGTATCGGTATTCTGCCCAGCGTTCCTGATAGCCGAATACATCAAGATCAGCAGCCGTATTTTGTGCATAGATTTCCTGATTAAGCACGGCCTGCTCACCCAAATGGGACAGAGCCGGCCAAAAGAAATCATATTTAGTGGAGCGAGTCCACAGTTTATTCAGAGCGGTTTGATAAGTGATGTCGGCCCGGATTTGTACGAAACCAAAGACGTAGCCATGTTCCACGAATGACTTCGAGAATCCGACTCCTGACTGTGCATGATAACCAACAGCACCAAGAGTACCAAGAGGAGTACCCGTTTCCAAAGACTGCGTAGTTTGAGCCACAGGAGTCACCTGGATCGGGCGAGAACCGCCCCCGAGATACTCGGGCCGCTGCAGCCGGGAGTCCGGACTATTCACGAGAAAATGACTCTTGATAATCTCAGTATAACGAGTTCCACTCCTGGCATCACGCTCGAGCAGCTTTTGAAGTTGGAAAGTTTCACGCAGGGAGTTAATGGTAGGACCTACCGCCGAAGTTAAGTCGGCATAGATGTGACTCTTGCTGGGGGTATCCGTTAAACCAACAGCAGTATTCCCTGCAGGCTGCGTGCCCGCAGTACCGGAATCACCGACAGCCACGTTGTTAAATCCTTGCCCGAGGTTCACACCTGCGGAGTCCCAAAAGGTACCATAATTGGCGCCACCAGCTCCTTCAAAGCCCATCGTAAACCCATCACCGATAACAGGGGCACTTGTACCCAAGGGGAGTTCAACACCAGGCCCTTTTTGAGGCCAAGGTAGACAGGAGGTAAAATAGTCGTGACGCTTGCCACGTTTCAGAAGATTGTACACGGTGATGTCGTCAGGCCCTTCATCATGTTCCACACGGACACTATCAACAAAGTTCTGATCTCGGAACCATTCGTCATAGATCAGATTGTATCCACGGAAAGGAAGGGCGTTAACAGTAAGACCGGGAACCCCGGTCGGGAGGCCGAAATAATCGGCCAGAGAACCAATAGCAAAGCCATTGGTAATATCGGCCTGAACCGTAGGGATAACAAAATCGGTAGAATCACCGGGGTTTTGTTGCTCGCCCATGAATTTCTGGAAGTCATCCCACACGAGACGATTCGGCACGAAGAAGAAAAAGAAATCCATGAACATGTTGTCCATAATGGGAACTATCGGGGTGTTTAATCTGGCGATGCTGGAAAGCTTCACATTAAAAGTGTCTCCAGGAAGCACTTCGTCCAGGTATATCGGATAAATCAGATCGGGATCTAGGGTGGTTTTGTACCCATGAGATCGTTTGAAAGTAGAACGTTGAATATTCGCGGTAGGAATCCGCGAGAATTGATGGCTCATTACAGACTTTTGTCTATGTCTTTTAAATGGCATTTGAGGCCCTTTCGATAGATTGGTGTCAGTCCGCACAGTTAATATCAAGTAGGTGAACTGTGTACGGCCCTACTCGGGCTTCGCCGAGTCAGGTCCGGAAGCCGCAACAAGCGGCGTAGAAGCCTCTGTAGGAGGCGATGAGGCTGGAGGGGTATCAGCTATAGGCTTGCTGCATAAACCCAGCTCCTGAGCCTCTGAGAGATTCTGAGGGTCATCCAGGAATGACAGTAGTTGACCAGGATCGTTGTTGAACCTGGTACGCAAATGGGCTGGAAGACGAGCAAAGTCGCTTTCTGCCTCAATAATGCGGTTTTTCATGGTATGGAAGTCAGTCGCATCGGTAAAATCACCATACTGACCTTCCGAAGCAGTAGATTCGAGGAAACCGGTTACACGATATTTCTTCATAATCGAATTGATATCGACCTCATTTTTGTGGTGTTTTTCAACCACGGAACCAGGATCGGTCACATAAGACACACGCCGAGTTCCATTTTTTCGCTTCTTAATGATCCTTTTCACGGTGTTTCCTTTCAAATGAAAAGAGGGGGCTACGTACAGGACGCAGCCCCCTAGGGTTAGAATAAGCGGGATGAGCAGGAACCGCATCACGCCTGAACGCCTACCAGGTCGGCAAAGTCAATTAGATGAGTTTTTTGATCATGGCACTCAATTACGCCAAGAGAATCATCATACGTACCAATTTCCCACAATTGGAAGTCCTCCGGATGGTTGCCATAAGGGCTTTCATGTTGCTTGGCCAGGTCGCTAAAGGCACGACAGGCAACGCCCGAATTGTGGAGACAAATAGGTTGTTGGTAAAGTTTGGCTTTTGTGTCATAAACAGCATAAATCTTCGTCACCATTTTCATACGTCCTTACTAACCTAGTTAATTTCGACTGCAGCACCTTCTCACGAACGCGAAGGCGTGCAGGGGTATTCTCATCAGAATTATGCAAACAGTCCAGCTTTCTTTTGTTCTTAATTTTCAGAAACTCCTCTGGATGGCTTAATTCATACATGTTGTCGTAAAATCGAGGTGATTTGAACGATTTTCCTCCAGAGGTTACATAGTCTTTCGGGTACACAGAGGAAGGGTTTTTTTTGAACCAGGATGCGGCGATCCCTGGCCGACGAGACATAGTGGTGTATTCCGGTTGAAGTTGGTATTCTTCCCCGGTCTGTAGGTCGTACCGTTTGTAATAGTCGTCGGCGAGCTTCCCGTTCATCTTCTTGAGGATATAGCGAGCGACGTAAGCAGCAGAGTCGACAGTCACATGACCTACCATTGAATATCCGAATGGCCATAGTTTCTCCAATTCCGCAGAGCGGTAATAGTGATTGGTACCACGTGACTCAATAAGTACCTTATCAGTGAAATCAAAGTTAAATAAGCAAGCATGGTGATGAGGCCGTGTATATTTATCGCCATACTCACCAGCATGAAAGAAGCGAATCGGGTAGTGTAAGTCATCATTCTGAGCAGTACCGTCCATTTCCATAAATTCGAGATCTTTCATTGAATAGACCTCATGCGTAATTTTCGAAACAGGTTGTATACCGGAAAAACGCTTGCGAAGTCGCTTCATAAAATTTTGAAAGTCCGACTTCACTAAAGTTCCGCGAGAGTTAATCGTATCGTCACTAAAAGTCAGAGTAATAAAACAATTATTCTCATAAAGAGAGCTTTCATGGATACAACGGATCGCCCAAGACTTGGAGCGATCCATCCGGCAGCCGGAACAATTAGAGCAAGGAAGCAAAAGAGTTTCAAAAGGGCAGTCAGATACATCGGAATGGTTGAAGCAAATCACAGATTTGCCGTTATCGGTTTTTTTATTGATTGCCCGGTAGGCTTTAATGGGGTGATAACACGTCATACAAAAGCCTCCGTAATATTATCCGAAGGGGGACGCCCCTCCAACCGAAAATAGGTCTGCCCTCAATTGCTTACGCAGGGCCGACGCGATTTTAGGCCGAAGGGGCTACAGCCCTCACTGTTTTGTGTTAGAGTCGATAGCCGCCACGCATCGG